AAGCCGCTTGACTACACAATTCTGTCAAACGACTTTCAGCTTGCCCCAATCCCGGATGGTGTTTATACGGTAAAGTTGTTGTACTACGCAGCGCCAGCTTTTTTAAGTAGTTCAAACACATCAAACGCATTTCTGGCTAACTGTCCAGATTTGATGCTATATGGTTCATTGATTGAGGCAGAGCCTTATCTGATGAACGATGCCAGAATCAATACTTGGGGAACCATGTTTGATCGCGCTAAAAATTCTTTAACCACATCAGACCAGCAGGGTCAGTATTCTGGAGTTCCGCTGGTGATGACAACCACGGTGAGGTAAATATGTCTGAAATGTCGAACTACTTGGAAAATGCTCTTGTAAACGCAGTCCTGCGTAACACTAGCTACACCAGCCCAGCTAACGTATATCTTGCTCTGTACACCACAGACCCAACTGATGCCGATTCAGGCACAGAGGTCAGCGGAAACGCTTATGCCCGTCAAGCAATAACCTTTGGCGCTCCGTCAAATGGGGTAACTACTAACAGCGCAGCAATTGAGTTCCCACAGGCGACAGGCTCATGGGGAACAGTTGCCTATGTTGGAATCCGTGACGCATCTAGCGCAGGAAACCTGTTGTTTCATACCCCATTAGATGCCTCTAAGACAATTGCAACTGGTGATGTGTTTCGCGTAGCCGCAGGCTCACTTAGCGTAACTCTGGCGTAATGGCTGATCTGCTGCCTCCGTGGACGATAGATTCGCTCGACCAATTAAAGTCGAGCATTGATGATCTTACGCTCACGCTTGATAGCAGCCTATACCAGACATCAGTAACTCTTTGGGATGCCTACGGGTCTGTAAGCGCATCAGCGTCTGTTACGGCAGACGCAACAAGAGTCCAATACGCAAGTGCAGACATTCAGGCATCAGCGTCTGTTACGGCAGACGCAACAAGAGTCCAGTACGCAAGCGCATCAATTACGGCAAGCGCAACTGTATCGGCTGAAGCAAGTATTGTTATAGACGCAAGCGCACAAATTGTTACACAAGCAACTTTTAGCGCTTTAGGTGGGATCATTGCAGATGGTTCGTGTAGCTTTGAATCAGCAGCAATAGTTAGCGCAAATGCTTATGTTGTTTATGCTGGAAACGCTAATATTTACTGCAATTCTTTAATTTCCTGCAATGCCTCAAATGGTCATAGTTGGACTGATGTTCCAGAAAATGCTAATAGCTGGAATGATGAGGTATTTACCACAAACACATGGACTACTCAATCGAATGGAAGTAACTCATGGCAACTCAACGCATAACATTTGGTGAATGGATGCCTGACCAGCCGGGGATCACAGGCGCATTGATGGACGCTAAAAATGTAGTGTCCCAAGCCGTTGGGTATGGGCCTCTACCAACCGCTGCGACATTTTCTGAGGCTGCTTCAGAAAATTTAACTACACTTGTGGCTGGGAAAACTCCAAATGGACAAACAAAGCTATTTGCTGCCGGAGCAACAAAGATATACGATGTATCCGGCGTTGGCGCTTTAACAGATGCGTCAAAGTCTGGCGGCTACACGCCAAATGCTAACAATGACAGATTTCGTTTTACTCAATTTGGCGATGTAATCATTGGCACTAACTTTAGTGACGCAATGCAGTCATACACGCTTGGGACATCAACAGACTTTGGTGATCTTTCGGCATCTGCTCCACTCTCAAAGTATGTGACAGTTGTTCGTGACTTTGTTGTTGCCGCATTTACTAAAGAATCAGGAACAACCTATCCAACGCGAGTCCGTTGGTCTGACATCAATGATGAGACAAACTGGACTCCTAGCGCAACATCTCAAGCAGACCATCAAGACATCCCAGATGGCGGTCATGTCGTTGGGATTCGTGGCGGCGAATTTGGCTTGATATTGCTTGAAAAAGCCATTTATCGAATGTCTTACATTGGTACGCCATTCGTGTTCCAGTTTGACAACATATCTCGCGGCAAGGGATGTGTTGCCGCTAGTTCAATTGCCCAAACCCAAGGCGTGACATTTTTCTTGTCGGATGACGGGTTCTATGCCTGCGATGGACAAAATGTTACGGCAATCGGCGCTGAGAAAGTAGATCGCTGGTTTTATTCGGTAGCCGATGAAAGCGCATTTGATCTAATGAGCGCAGCAATTGATCCATTAAGAAAGTTAGTCATTTGGAACTTTAAGGACACATTTGCACAACGTAAGCTGTTAATTTATAACTTCAAAACGCAAAAGTGGACTTATGGAGATGCAAATTCAGACTACATTTCTGATGCCTCTACCGCAGCTACCAATCTTGAAGATTTAGACGATATTTCTGCCAGCATTGATGCCCTTGCTGTCAGCCTTGACTCTATACTTTACATGGGCGGCAAATACTTCTTGGGCGGCACAAATGGCGCTTATGTTGTTACATACAACGGGCAACCAGCTACTGGTGAAATCATTACCGGAGACATCACGGCTGGGTATCGCTCCGTGATTACTCTTGCAAGACCGCAGGTGGACAATGGATCAGCAAGCGTAGCAACAGCAAGCCGCACATTGCTAAGTCAGGATATTGTGTTTAATACATCAGTTGCCGCAAATTCTGAAAACAGAATTTCATTGCGGTCAAATGGAAATTACCACAGGCTGAACATTACACCAACAGGCGCAAACTGGAAAACTGCTGTTGCCGTTGATATTGATATTATTCAGCAGGGCGTTAGATAATGTTTCGCGTTTTACCTGTCTTTGGCGGTGATCCAAGAGCGATCTCAGAGGTTGTTAATGGGGTTATGAACGGCAAGACCAACAATCATGGAACCGTCACGCTTAACACAGGAAACGCTACATCTACGATTATTTATGATGAGCGCATCAGCCCAGACTCAAAGATTATATTGATCCCTTGGTCTGATGCCGCTGAAGTTGATTCAGCGCCATACGGTCAATTTTCCAACAATTCAAGTCAAACAGCCCCCAGCGCAAATACCGCTGCGGTTGTTCAATGGGATACGACTGATTTATCTAATGGTGTATATCTTTCTAATACAACCAGAATAAATGTTAGAAATGCAGGAACATATAACATTATGTTTTCCTTGCAGTTGCAAAATTCTAACAATGACCATGAATATGCGGAAGTATGGTACAGGGTAAATGGCACAGATGTAGCCAATTCTGGCTCAAGGTTTGGTTTGCCGCCAAGGAAGTCAACCGGATCACCTAGTTCAGTTATTGGCTATATGAGCATATTTCTTGAATTAGACGCAAATGATTATGTTGAATTGGCTGGCGATGTGTCAAATACAACAGTAACGCTTGAAACCTATGCGGCAGATGTTAGTGTCCCAAGGCCAGCCATCCCTGCCGCAATATTGTCAATTCAGTATATTGCTCCGATGGCTTATTCAAATGTCTATGTAAGCGACAAAAGCAAGGGGCAGGCTACCATTGCCCATTACGCCAACAGTACGGCTGACAAGACTTACGCCTATGTTGTCATCGGTTAAAAACTTATTTATAATGTGTTCCAGCGGATCAACCGTCATGGAATCCAACTAACTTTTAGGAGTTAAACATGGCGGTCACAACCACCACATCCATAGACCCAACAATCCAGCCGTTTTTAAGCTATGGCTTGGGTGAGGCGCAGCGCCTGTACCAGACGGGTGGGCCGCAATACTACCCCGGTCAAACCTACGTTTCGCCATCCCAAACCACACAAACTGGTTTGCAGGCGCTTGAGCAACGCGCAATGCAGGGTAATCCCCTACTTGGTCTTGCTCAAGGTCAATTGGTTGGAACAATTGGCGGTCAATTCCTTGGCGGCAATCCATTCTTTCAGGGCGCATTTGCCCCTGCCGCACAAGCGGCAACGGCTCAATTCAACAAGGCAATTGGCGATGTGACAAGTGCCGCATCTCGCGCAGGACGCTACGGCTCTGGCGCTATGGAGCGTTTGCAGGGTCAGGCATCCAATCAGCTTGCCCAGCAGCTTGCTAACACGGCTGGTCAATTGGCTTATCAAAATTACGCTCAGGAGCGTGGCTTGCAGCAAGCGGCAACAATGGCTGCTCCACAAATGTCTCAGGCTGACTATCAGGACATTCAGAACCTGCTTGCCGCTGGTCAGGCGCGTGAGGGCTATACCGGACAACAACTGGCATCCGACATTGCGCGCTACAACTATATGCAGAATTTACCGCAGCAAAACCTGTCGGCTTTCTTGTCATCCGTGTACGGCAACCCGATGGCTAACCTAAAATCTGTGAGCCAAAGCGGGTATGCAGACACATCCACCCTGCAAAATGTTCTCGGTACAGCAGCAACGCTTGGCGGCTTGTATAAGAACCTTGGCGGTTCTACCGGAATAGGCAATCTATGGAATCAAGCAAGCAATTGGCTTGGTGGTAGCCCTAGTGTTCCTATATACCCAGTTAATCAAGCAAATTTAGCAGACCCATACGGATCAGGCTTGTGGTCTTGGGGAGATTAAGACATGGCAGGATTACTTGATATTTTTGGTACAGGCGGCACTCAGACCTTGGGGCTGCTTGGTGGCGATATTCAGGCTGCGCGTGATGAGGCGCAGGCAAATGCTTTGTACGCACTAGCAGGCTCATTGCTGTCTGGTGGGCATCCCGGCTTGTCGATTGTAAAAGGATTGCAGCAGGGTCAACAGGCTTACAAGGAAGCAATGCTCGGCAAGATGCAGGAGCAATTGCAGGGCGTACAGGTCGAGGATTTGCTGCGTAAGCGCAAACTTGAGCAAGAGGCTCTTGCGCGTCAGCAAATGATTGATCGGGCTATTGCTAGGGCTTACATTCCCGGAACTGCTGCACAACCCGCTAAAGAAATTTATGGCGAAGACATCATGGGCCAGCAAGTGGGTGAGGGAATTATTCCTGCTGTTCCTGCTCAGGCTCCAAGGCTTGATATTCAAGCCATTGCTCCAGCGTTGATGGCAAGCCCAGAGGGGCGTAAGACACTTGGCGACTTGATGACAGCACAGAAGGCAATGCTTGGTGAAACCGTCAAAGTTGGTGAGGGTGAAAAGGCTTACAGGATAAATCCATTAACCGGACAACCGGAATTTATCTTTAGCGGTGGAGAAAAGCCTGAAAAGCTAACTGGTATTGAAGGAAACATTGCTCATTTGCGCTTTGGCACAAATGACGTAAATAAACTTATGGCTATTCCCGGAGCCGCTGCTTACATTAAAAGAGAGGCAGAAAATCAGCGTAAGGAAAGTAAGCCAGTAATTAATCTAAATGATCCTACCGCTGTTTATAAACAACAATTAGAAACTGTTACCAAGTGGGAAAATTTCCTTTCAAGCACAAAAACAGATGAATTGGCAAATAGAGCCAATAACTTTTATCAGGCATATAACTTAGCGCAAACTGGAAATAAATCTGCCGATGGCGCAATGATTTATAACGTTGCAAAACTGTATGACCCAACTGGAGTTGTTCAGCAGGCTGACATCAAAAATGTTGTTGGTAATAGGTCTATTCCAGAGGCTGTTAGATTTGCGGCGCAGAAAGTTACATCTGGAGGAACTTTGCTTGATTCTGAAAGAAAAAATCTTAAATCAATTATTGATGAACTTGTTACATCTAGGCAAAAAAACATTATTCCATCACTTAACGCATATAGAGCAATTAACTCAAAACTTGGTGGCGATCCATCATTGCTAATAAATCCATTAGAAATGATTGAAAAACCTAAATCGCTAAATGAAATTCTTGGGGGTGGACGATGACTGATGCAGAAAGAATCCAAGAAGCATTAAACGCTGGTTACAAAAAAGAGGATATTCGCGCTTGGTATCTTTCTAAAAATATCCCATTACCGAAAGAACTTGAGGTATCTGAGGCAGAAAAGATTGGCGCGGCGTTGCCTAAATCTGCAAAGTTAGGTCTTACTGCATTACAAGGCCCAACATTAGGATTTGCAGATGAATTGGCTGGTTTGATTTCAGCGCCATTACTTGCAAAACCCGGATTGCCTTTGTCAGAGGCTTATAAGCAAGGCAGAGACATTTACCGTTCTGGAGTCGAAAGTTATCAGCAAGAATATCCGATAGGCGCGCCAATGGTTCAAGCAGGCGCATCGTTGCCTTTGGGTATGCTTGGGATTGCCCAAAAAGCATTGCCAATGCTAGGCCCAATTCAAAGAGCAATTACCGCTGGCGGTGTGTCAGGTGCTATTGGCGGTGCTGGTGAAGCTGAAACGCTTGAAGAAGTGCCGCAAAAAGCAGCAATTGGGGCTACTTTAAGTTCTGTTCTTGGTGGAACAACAGAAACAGCTATGAAGATGGTACGTCCTGTCAAAAAAGCTGCCACTCAACGCGCCGCTGGAATTATTCCAGAGCAGATGCGTGAATTTGTAGATTACTCATCTGCCGACATTGCAAGACGTAGAGTTGCTCAAGCTATGCTGCGTGATGGTGTCAGTACAGATCAAATTGCAGCAAGAATGTCAAAGCTAGGTGATGACGCTGTAATTGCTGAAGCCGCTGGCATGAATACACGCGATTTGCTAGATACAATGGCAACGTTGCCGGGGCGTACAAAAAACCTTACAGAAGAACTAATTAGAACAAGGCAGGCAGGGCGAGGTCAAAGAATGTTTGAGGCTGCTGAAAGACAATTGTCTCCAAGTGGAGAGCGTCTTGCATCAACAATTGACGATCTAATTAAACAACGAGCCACAAACGCATCCCCGCTTTACGATCAAGTAAGAAAATTAAATATCGAACTTGACAAAGAAACTGTTGACATTCTTAATGCGGCGCAAAAACTTGGCGCATTTGAAAACGCAAAAACAATTGCAACAGCATTACGCCAGCCGTTTACATTGTCTGACATGAAAAATGTCACGCAGGCATCAATGCCTGATTTAGACATGGTGAAGCGTGGCATTGATGACCTAATAAGCAGTTCAAGAGCTGTTGACCAAAAGGGGAATTACACGGCATTTGGAAATGCGGTTAATAAGCTAAAAAGTGATTTGCTTGCAAAACTTGATGACGCAACAATAGACATAGAAACTGGAAGATCAATTTACAAAAGTGCGCGTGATGCGTTTGCTGGCCCATCTGCCTTAATTGATGCAGCAGAACTTGGAAGAACCATCTTCAATAAAGATTCTGCATTGATTCAAAAATCTATTAAAAACATGGGTGAATCTGAACTTGAGGCTTTCAGGATTGGCGCTTATGAAAATCTGCGATCAATTGCTGGAACGCAGTCAGGTCAGACAAGACTTTTGAATATGTGGAAAGAGCCTGCTACACAAGAAAAGTTAAAACAAATCTTTCCAAGCGAACGGGCTTACCGTGAGTTTGCATCAGACATTGCGGCAGAAGCTAGGAAAAAAGGTATTGAGACTGTTGGCAGAGGTTCACAAACTGCTGCAAGAGAAGCGCGAATGGAAGATATTGGCGCTGAAACCTTAAAAGATATGGGCGCTATTGCGGCAGCAAGTAAAACAATGGATTTGGGTTCGTTGCTTAAACTTATTCAAGGGACAATGCAGCGCACTATTGTTCCCGAACCTGTAAGAAATGAAATTGGAAGAATTTTGTTAAGCAGGGCATCAAGCGGTGATGAGTTAAGAGTGCTGCGCGAGGCTTTGGCTCAAATGGAGCGTCAACAAAGAGGCGCTGCTACGACTAGTGGGATTATTGGTTCTCAGTTAGGTATTCCTGCTGTTGAGCCTGTAACTGAAGCATTAAAATCACTTCTCCAGTAAGAGGTAAAACATGGCAAAAACCAAGATTTCGGAGTTTTCAGCAACTCCCGGTAACAATACCGACATTGACGGTATTAACATTGCCGAGGGATGTGCGCCAAGTGGCATCAATGATGCCATCCGGGAGTTGATGTCTCAACTCAAGGACTTTCAAACTGGCTCTGCTGGGGATTCGTTTAATGGGCCTGTTGGTACGACAACAGCCGCTGCTGGAGCGTTTACAACCCTGTCAGCTTCAAGCACCGTAAGCGGAACAGGATTTAGCACCTATCTCGCAAGTCCTCCAGCAATTGGCGGCACGGCAGCCGCAGCAGGAAGTTTCACCACCCTAGCAGCCTCTGGAGCCTTCAGCCTCAGCGGAGATCAGGTGCAAGTTACAGAAGGCGGTACAGGCGCTTCCTCAGCCTCTGGCGCTAGAACAAATCTGGGCTTAGTGATCGGCACAGATGTTCAAGCCTACAACGCCAACAACGCAGTCACTAACACAGCACAGACATTCACCGTCAGTCAGCGCGGCACAGTCACCACCGACAATGACCTGTCTTTCGACATGAATGTGACGAACAACTTTAAATGCACCCCAACAGCAACAGGCGCTCTCACATTCACTAACATCACAGCCGGTCAAAGCGGATATGTCCTCTTAGTGAACTCAGGTGGCTATGCCATCACCGCAGCGGCAACCACAAAGGTGGGAGCAACATTCCTGTCCACGGTAAGCGCAGCAGGTACATATCTCATTAGCTACTTCACAGATGGCACGAATGTATATGTCACCGCATCAGGAGCGCTTTCGTAATGAGCCTCTTAGCAAACTCCAATGCCATTGAGGCAGGCGGCTACCAGATTAGCCGTAGTGTGCGTTTGCGCTCTAGTGCGAATGCTTATTTGAATAGGACGCTGACAACACCGACAAACAACAAGATTTACACTTATAGCCTGTGGGCAAAAAGAGGTACGCTTGGCTCGGCGCAAATGTTATTGTCTGGCGGCGATGGTTCTTCAAACAATGATGCATGGTTTGGTTTTAATTCAAGCGATCAACTTGTGTTTGCAAGTTTGACTGGAGGTGCTTATAAGATTCAAGTAAACACTTCAGCGGTTTTTCGTGATCCTAGTGCTTTTTATTCAATTGTTTTATTTGTTGACAATACGCAGGCAACTAATAGCAATGGAATAAAAATATATGTTAATGGCGTAAATCAAACATTAACATATACAACATGGGTTCAAAACGGTGGCTCTAGCATAAATACTGCCAATCCTCATTACATTGGCAGGCTTAATTATTCTGCCATTCAATACCTCGACGGATACCTCACCGAAATCAACTTCATTGACGGACAAGCCCTAACCCCATCTAGCTTCGGAGAAACAGACACCATCACCGGCTCTTGGGTTGCAAAGAAATACACAGGAACCTATGGCACAAATGGCTTCTACTTGAACTTCAGCGACAACAGCGCAGCAACATCCACCACCATTGGCAAGGACTATTCAGGCAACGCCAACAACTGGACACCTAACAACATCAGCGTCACCGCAGGAACCACCTACGACTCCATGCTAGATGTGCCAAGCGGGAATGGCTACGCAGATGGCGGCAATGGGCGGGGGAATTACGCTACGCTGAATCCGTTGGAAAACACAGGGAATACTTTATCTGCTGCCAATTTAACTGCAACTAGTGGATCAAACTGGTATAACACCAAATCAACTATTGGAATGCTATCTGGAAAATGGTATTGTGAATTTGTACACACAACCGCAGTTAACTATACACAAGTTGGAGTATTTAAAACAGAGTCACCTCTTAGTACAAGCACATACTTTTCTGTTTCTGCAAATGGATGGTCATATAGTGCCGCCTTTGGCGAATTGCGTAATAACGATGTTTCGACTACTTCTGGCATATCAACAAGTGCTGTTGGAGATATAATAAATATTGCAGTAGATGTAGATGCTGGGAAACTATGGTTTGGTAAAAACGGGACATGGTTTAACAGCGGCAATCCTGCGTCTGGAACAAATGCTGCCTATACTAATCTTAGCGGTGGAATGTCGTTTGTTGTTGGCACTAACTCTACGGCTGTTATCAATGCCAACTTCGGTCAGCGCCCCTTCAGCTACACGCCACCGTCAGGTTTCAAGGCGCTGAACACAACCAACCTGTCTGATCCGACTGTTAAGAATGGCGGCAGTTATTTTAATTCTGTGCTTTATACGGGTAATGGAACTGGACAAACAATAAGTACCGTTGGATTTCAGCCAGATTTAGTTTGGGTGAAGAATAGAAATGTAGCGGGTAATAACCATAATTTACAAGACAGCGTTAGAGGGTTTTCGGTTGCGCTTTCCTCTAGTACGACAAACGCAGACTCAGCGGCATCGCAAGCAGTAAGTGGCGTTACATCTACTGGATTTACCCTTGGAAACAATAGCAACGGCTATTCTGTAAATGAAAATACCTATACCTATGTCGCATGGAACTGGAAAGCCAACGGCACAGGCGTAACCAACACCGCAGGAACCATCACCAGCACGGTGAGCGCAAACACTACGGCTGGGTTTTCGATTGCCACAACAACTGGCACAGGCGGCGCTGGAACAATTGGTCATGGGCTTGGAGCAATTCCTCAATTCATTATGAGTTTTCGTAGGAATACTGCTGCTGACCATTATTGCTACCATCAGGCAATTGGCAATACTAATTTCTTGGTGTTAAACACTACTGCCGCTAGTGCCGCATCAGCAAATCTGTGGAACAACACAACGCCGACATCTACTGTGTTCTCTGTTGGCAATACCAACAATAATAGTGGCGATACTTATGTCCATTATATTTTTGCCGCCATCCCCGGCTATTCAGCCTTTGGCAAGTACACGGGCAATGGAAGCACGGATGGGCCATTTGTGTACTGTGGGTTTAGACCTAGATATGTTCTTTACAAGCGATCTGATAGCACTGGCGATTGGTATGTGTGGGACACGGCGCGAGATACGGTGAATGTGGCTGGTAACGGTTTGTTTCCTAACTATTCGATTGCGGAAGTCGCATACGGAACAATTCTCGACATTCTGTCTAACGGGTTCAAGCTACGCACAAACGGTGTTGTAGGAAACGCCAGCGGCGGCACATACATCTACGCCGCATTCGCAGAAAATCCATTCAAATATTCCAACGCCCGCTGATAGGAGCAACTATGTATTACTCAAAAACAGAAAATAAACACATTTCCGAATATACCCAATTCACCTTGGGTGGCATCACATACCCACAGCAATGGCTAACTCAAGCAACGCCTGAGCAGAAGGCAGCTATTGGGCTAGAGGAAGTGGTGGTCACAGGCAGCAGAGCAGATGACCGCTTCTACTGGGTGAGCGAAAACCTAGTAGGCGCATCCCTGTCCTACACCAACACACCTAAGCTGTTGGATGACAGGGAAGAGGTGGATGAGAATGGTCAGCCCATGTATGTCAAGGTGCTGGACAACTCAGACCCTGCCAATCCTGTGATGGTTGATAGCACAGAACGACTAGTCACCAAGGGTCTTAAATCAACCCACAAGTCGATGATTGACGCTCAGGTGTATTCCACCCTGCAACCGTCTGATTGGATGGCTGCAAGAGCGTTTGAGACAGGCACAGAGATGGATGCTGCATGGAAGACATGGAGAGCATCTGTGCGCTCAACAGCCACAGCAGTAAAGGCAGACATTGATGCCTGCACCACGGTTGAGCAGTTGATGGACATTGTGAAGAATTGGCAAATGCCAGAGGCTCCTAAATGAGTGATGAATCCCTAGACACAAAGTTCTCTGTGCATGAGGCAGTCTGTGCCAAGCGTTATGAGGCAATCGAGAAGCGACTCGATGATGGCAGCAAGCGCATGAGTCGCATTGAGATACTGCTTTACATCACTATTGCAGCGGTGTTTCTAGGGCCGGGCGTGGCGGCAATGTTCGTGAAGAAAGTGATTGGCATATGATCGATCCGGTCAGCGCCCTGTCAGCAGTACAGTCCGCAGTTGCCCTCATCAAGAAGGCAAGCAAGACTGTTGATGATGTTGCCAGCTTGGGGCCGATGATCGGAAAGTATTTTGATGCCAAGGCCACGGCTACCAAAGCAGTCAGAGAAGCAAAGCGCAAAGGCGGCTCTAACATGGGCAAGGCAATTGAACTAGAACTTGCCATTAAAGCACAAGCTGACTTTGAGCGTGAACTGCAAGGTCTGTTCTTTGCCAGCAACAACATGGACATCTGGCAAAACATCATGAAGCGGGTGGCAGAGATGAACGCTGCCGATGCTGAAGGCGCAAAGCAAGATGCGATTGCCGAGGCAAGGCGCAAGCGGCGTGAGCAGGAACTCAACGAGATCATCCTCGGCGTTGGCATAGCGATTGTTGCTGGCATCTTCTTGGCTTGGGCTGCGTATGAAGCGATTACCTTTTGCTCGGCGGCCACGGTTTGCGGAAGATGAACAAGATCATCATTGCCTTTGGAATCGTGGTGATGGCATTGTTCTTGATAATTCTTGGTGTGATTGATTCAATGCTGTCTGCATTTCCAAGGCGATGAGCAAGTGGCTTTGCAAAGAGATTACAGACGGCTTTGCCAAGTGGTTCAAACTGTTTTGCTATGGCTGCGGTGCGATCTGGTTGCTGGACTTGTTGCCAAAGCTGCCCGATGAGTTGGCCGCCCCGATTGCTGAGAGGATTGTTGGTCTAGTGAAATGAGATTCTTGCTGATTGCAACTATCCTGATCCTTGCTGGATGCGAGGATAGGTATCGTTATCCCTGTCAGAATCCCAAGAACTTCTACAAGCCGGAGTGCCAAAAGCCAGCTTGTTTGTTCAGCCAGCAATGCCCAGAGTACCTAGTTGCACCAATACTGGAGAAGCAAGTTGGACAACAACCCGCTGAAAACAAATAAAGACTACCTATCCCCTGACGCAATCGAGGTCAGGGTCTGGGCATTTGTGGTGGTCATGGTCACTCTTGTGCTTGTGTTCATTGTTGCCATGCTGCTGTATTCAGTCACCTTTGTGACTCAGCCAATCAAGAGCATGGCTCCTATCGACCAGGCTTACACCAAGATGCTGAATGACATCGTGCTGCTGATTGTTGGTGGCATTGGTGGCATCATGACAAAGAGAGCGGTCAAGAGTGTGGCCGATATAGTCACACCATCACATCCACCAGTCGCACCTCAGACTGCAAGTTCACCAGCACCAGTTGCAACCGGTCAATCGTCAGCACCTGCGACACAACCATTTGGCCAGCTACCTGTTTGGGTGAACCCGCCACTAGATGAGTCGTGGACTCCTGGCCCACCGCCAACGACACCTGTTGACTACTTACCGCCTGAACGCGATGATATTGCACAGGAGAGAGCGGCGGCAAGGAGTGAGACATGATTGGTTTACCTAATCCATACCTCATTTTAGGCGCGATTGTGACAGCGGTCACGGTCTATTTTGTCGGCCACCACAAAGGATGGGCGCAGCGGGATGCCGAGATGCAGGCAGAGATTGCCATCAAGAATGAGGAATCGCGTCAGAAGGAACAGAAACTGACCGAGCAAATCAATCAAACCGCAAGCAAACTTTCGGAGGCCAATGATGCTATCAACCAAAAACAAACTGCTCTTAATCGCGCTATTGCTGCTGGCAGGGTGCGCCTCCCGGCCGTCAGTTGTGTACAAACCGCCCCAAGTTCCTCCCCTCCCGCCGGAAATAGGGAAGAAACAAGAAGCGAACCTGACAGACCGACTGACCAAACTTCTGATGCCGAGCGAGCAACCCTCGCCGCCATCGCAGAAATAGTGGCGCAGGGTGACAGGAACACACAGCAACTCAATGCTTGCATTGATGCTTATAACAATCTGCGGGAGACGCTAAATGGTAAATAGTGAGCAGTTACAGCGGCTGCACATTGGCGCTGAGTGGGTTGACCCGCTGAATGAGACATTTGCCAGATTTAACATCAGCACGATCAACCAGCAGGCCGCATTTATCGGGCAATGTGGGCATGAGTGTGGGAACTTTAGGGTACTGAAAGAAAACCTAAACTACCGAGCCGCAACCCTGATGAAGCTGTGGCCTAAGAGATTTCCCACATTGGAGATTGCCAATCAGTACGCGGGTCAGCCTAGTAAGATCGCCAACAAGGTTTACTGTGATCGCATGGGCAACCGCAATGAGGCATCAGGGGATGGCGCTAGATTTATTGGCCGAGGATGTATCCAGTTGACCGGCAGCAGCAACTACTACAATGCTGGCAAGGCTTTGGGAGTTGACTTCTGGGCTGATCCAGACCTTGTGGCGACACCTAAATACGCGGCACTGACCGCAGGCTGGTTCTGGGCAACTCACAAGTGCAATGAAGTCGCTCAGAATCAGGATTGGACAAGGCTAACCAAGATCATCAACGGCGGCACTATCGGCCTCCAAGATCGCATCAAGCATACGCTCGAAGCTATTCAGGTTATATCTGCTTGAACAAGATTGGCAGCAACTTGCCAGTAGTTGTGCGTTCCCTTTGCGGCCTCGTGCTGAATCATTAGCAGGTTAACGATTCGCTCACGCTCTGCCCTGACTGCAACATCTTTGGCTTCATGCAATTCACGCATCACCTCAATAACCGCCATCTCATGCTTCAGCATGATGGCTTTAATCATCTCGATGGGCGTCTCAATCATTGCCATTGCCGCCGCTTTGTTCTTGTCGGCATCGGTCTTGGCTTTGATGATTGCCTCTTGGTGTAGCTTGGATAGGGTTTTCATGTGTTCTCCTTCAATTGATAATCTTTGAAAACTGTGCCTTTGCTGGCATCACCTTTCCAACATTCTTTGACCCAACCACGCTTGCCTGATTTGTAAGTGCGGTAATAGCCTCTGACTTGATGCCTTCTTGGGCTTGCGTGTGTGCCACCTTGAGGGTCGTTCTTCGCTTTTGGCGGCTCAATCACAATTGTGTGCCAATCAAATGTCAATGCTGACTTGCCTTTTGCCTGCCGCTTTTGATTTAAAAATGTGCGCTTTGGGGTTGCCCTGTACCCTTGCGCTTGTGCATTGATTTTGACCAACACAGCAAGCACCATACGATGTACAGGCTTTACATCATCAAGCGTTATTGCTTTGTCTTTTTGGTAAATCTTAAACCCGTCATCAGTTGCCATGTAAGCATATGGCGGGAAGTATTTGCCATGCCACATTGAACAGCCTCCAACGGTCACAGAACCTTCGCCCTTGAGCAACCATAGGGCAAAGTCTTTCCCCGCTGTATCAAGGCCAACAATCCCCGTTCTTTTGGATGGAAGGTGCATCAAAAAATCTGCTGGCACTTTCATTTCAAGAGTGCTTTGCATTTGACCAACATCAAACCAAAGGGCAGTTTCGGGTTCTGGCGCAAATCTGACAGCTTTTTGCACAAGCGGTGTCATGTGTTCTTCTCCTTGAGTTTGGCTTCGATGGCTCGGGCAAACTCATTAAAGCCGCCGCCCTCTTGCGTATCATCAAATGCGATGTCGATGTCCTGCTGGGTCAGCCCCACCCACGGCTTGCTTGCTGATGGGGATGTGTAGAGGGGTGTCATGTAGCGCACCAAGCTGTCGTGTATGTTGGGCTTAGTCCTAGAAATTGCTGGCCTCCACTGCTGCCCACGAAGATCAGTTGGGCCGTATCTAGCTATGTCATACATCCACGCCACTGGCTGGTGTGCTTTCTGCTCTGCAAGCAAATCGCTTCGTCCTGTGCAGTATCCATTTGTGTAGTTACATTGCTTGATGAAGTGATCGGCCAACTCACGGGCGCGGTGCTTGTTGATGCCTTCGCGCACAAGGTTGCCAACAACCATATCCATCATTGACATTTCTTCTTTTGATGTTGGCAAAGTGCCCAGCACTGGTGAAGCATCCCACGCAGCCATGTAGACGGATGACGCCATGCCTTCATAGAGGCGCTCGTCATACCCTTCTTGGGCGCATTCATCCATTGCTCTCAGCATTTCTGGCGTTGCTTTCTTTGGCACAAGTTTCCAGTCAAGCGGAATCGGCCTTGGGATTGCAGGCACATAACCACCTCCGGGTGATGCAAACCCTTCCTTCTGCTGCTGTGCTGTCTGCTCGGCCAGTGCTTCGCGGATGGCGGTGATGGCCTTGTTAAGTTCTTTCTTGTCGTAGTCGCCATACTCAGCGTTTTCCAACGCCTCCAGCGCCAACTTCAATGCTTCGTCTTTGGTCATGTTTTTTTCCCCTTTGCCCGACTGAATGCAATGATGTTCATTTTGAACAGAACATTATCTGCCGTGAACAATCCACCATCCCTGTCAACCTTCTTACTGGCATTTTCAACACCGCGTTTGACATAGGCTAAATGGGTCATCCATTTGTCAAGTTCTGTCTTATCCTGATTTCGCCAATCAAAGGCATTGCCCTTTGACTTGACGATATTTGTTCCAGGCCAATATTCAATCATAGAGCCACCCATAACAACATCATGATCAAAAATGCCACGACTCCCATCAAATAACAGATATTGAGCAAGTAGCGTTCGATCTGGCGCTCTCCGAGGATTACGCTCTGCCAGAATTCCTCTTCGTGGCTCATGTAATTTCTCTTTGGCGGTTCGTAGTTGAGTCCGATTTGGACTTTGCCTGTGTGATACGGTAATGACTTTTTCATGCTGTTTCTTCCTCATCAGATGGAGGACTATCCAATCCAGACCGATATTCGTCAAGGATGTATTCGTTTCTTTTTTCGCGCTCAGATAAACACATCCCTTGGCACTCTCCTGTCGGGAAGTTGCATAGGTAGTATTCGCAATGTGGTTGTACTTCAATCATTTGTTTTTCCATTGTTAGGCAACTCTAAGCGATACTCCCATAATCCTGCCCGTACTCTACGCCGATCAACTATGTACTTACCAAAACGTTTTTTGCGTAAGTCTCTGATACGTGCACTAATTGAGGCTTCAGTTCCTCCGCAGATTCTTACTAACTCTTTAAGTTGATGCCAGTTGCCGTCAAACATGACATTCCGTACCTTGACTAATTGTGTCCATAGCCTGTCTGTGTCTTGGTCAGGATCAAACGTTTCTCCGTTAAATAATTTCATTTGTAACCCTCAATGGTTAGTTGTCTGACTCGCTCAAGAAGCATCTTGATGTCACCCTCTAATCTTCCGATTTCGGTTGCCGCTTCCTCGGCAAATCTAACAAGATTTTCACGTTTCCAACTGCCGAAATCGGCTTTTCCTCGGTAGTGAAACGGTGCAGATTCGCGCATTGGTAGCGCCTCCTTACCGTCCCATCCATTTTTTCCCGTGTTTCCAGAACCTGTGTCCATTTGTTGCACTCTGGGCATTTCATTTCATTAACTTGTTTTCATTCACCAAAGAACCGCAAGTTGGGCATTGACGCTTTGCCCCGCGATAACTTCTAAGCCGATAGATGCTCTGACGCACGATGCCAAACTTTTCTGCGGCCTTGGCTATACTCATGCCTTTTTCTACTGCGTCAAGCGCCAATGCTGTTGCGGTTTTTTTCATGTTAAAAAAGGGGCTGGTTGTCCAGCCCCTGTTAAGGTTAGTTCCAATCATCTCCAGCGGTAGCTGTTTCAGCCACGCGCTTGGTCACGCCAAATTCATCGTGCGCTGATTGACGAGTGCCGCCCAGAGGCTCACCCTTCTTCACAAGCTGCACATTGTTGAGGCCAAATGAAACCCCACGGTTTACACCTTGGTCGTAGGCATAGGCGTTCATGCTGACACGAATGTAGTCACCAGACACGATTGAGTCGGGGTCAAACAACTCAGAGCCAGACTTGTCAATGACAGTCGGCTTGTGCTTGATAGCCTCGCACTTTGTACTCAGATACCAATGACCCTTGAACTCATCACCCATTGCGGAGCCATCTTGCTTGGTGGCGGTATCGCCATCTTTAAGAGGGTTCTTCAAGCCCTTGGGAGCGTTGCCGTTCCACTTGGCTTGAATGGCAGCTTTAGCGGCTTCCTTGATGCCAGCGATTGTTTCTGAGTCCGATTTGGGGATCAGAATCAAAACGCTGTACTCATTCTTACCGTTCAGCTTGTTGACCTCTGGAGCCATGATTCTGGCGTAAGAAGCGCGGACAGTTCCTGTGATTACTTTACTCATTTCGTTTACTCCGTTAAGTTACGTTTTGCTGGTGACCGACCAGCGGCGGTTCGTGCTATTGTAGCACAGAATTGTTAAATGATCTGATCTATCACATTCATTTTTTTCAGCACTCCCGACAGCACCCGATGGTCAAGGCTGTTGCGGATCGTCAGGACATAGATGCTTGGGGCTTGTCCAATCTTGTTGATGTTCTCGACCCTAGAACTTGCCTGCTCAAGTGAGTTTGTCGCCCAAGTGGACTCGACAAAGATGACTGTGCTGGAGCGTGACAGGTCAATTCCCTCACCAATTGCGCCGATATTGCCGATCATCACATCCAGCTTGCCTGCGGCAAATTCGTCAATCAGGTTGTTACGCTTACCCGCTGGCGTGTCGCCTGTGATGACCCCTACACGGTAGTCGGACAGACCTTGCTCAAGCATGGCGACAACTTGCTTATGCCAGCACATGACCACTAGCGGTTCATCTGGCTCATCGTCTAGCTTATCCTTGATGAACTCCAAGGCCATTGGGACTTTGCGGATACCGCCCTCCTTGAGTATTTCAGCCAAGCCCTCGAACGCAAGGATCAGGTTAGGGTTTTCCACTAGAGCATCGGCATCAAACTTTTTCTCTCGGACACTCACAGGCAAGTCAAGTTCAATCAGGCTGACAACTGGCTGCTGGTATGATGTGAATACGTCATCACGTTTACGGCGCAGGACGTATGGACTCATTTTGTCTTTCAGTTCAGGCAGGTTAGATGCCCCGGAAACGTCAAGCCCCCAAGGACTTTGCCAAGCCCTTGCGTAGCGGTAGGCAAACGACAGCCAGCTACTCTTGTAGATGCCCAAGCCATGCAGGGCAGTCCAGACCTCAATCGGACGATTCGGGATAGGCGTACCCGACAGGCAATAGACATTGGGAGTGGCCTTCATCAGCTTTAGGGCGGCTTTGGTGCGCTTTGCGGTATGGTTCTTGATCCGGTGGCTCTCATCAAGAATCAGCGTCTGCCAGCCCCTTACCGCAGTCATGTATTGCAGCAGGTCATAGTTGATGATGACCACCCCGCCGACCACCATCCCCGCAGCCATGTCCCTGCCCATCACCACGGTAGCCGTGATGCCTATGGTCTTGAACGCACGTTCCCAGACCCGTTTAGCCACCGCAGGACATACCACCAGCGCAGGCAGGTTCTGGGCTGCTGCATGGGCTGATGGTAGGGTTTTCCCTACCCTCGGAGCATCAGCCAATATGCAGCGGCGTTTGGTCAAAAGGAAGTCCTTGGCGACTTCCTGATGGGGTAGGAGGTTCATTTGTCTTTGACTAGGCTAGGCGCAGCGCGGCTTTCGGTCACCAGCCCTGCGGGGATTTCAATGCCCAACTTCTGCACAGCACTTACTGACTTCAACTCCCAAGCCTCACGGCGGTCTGTCAGCATGGCTTCAGCCATCTTGTGATCCGTCCACTTGGTCATGCGCCTGCCCTCTTTTAGCTTCCAGCCGGGGATTGAGTCTGGCTTTTCTTTGAGTTGCTCGACAGCCTTTTCCAGCACCGACTCAGCAAAGACTTGGCATAGCTTTGCGTCCTCAACCGTGGCAGCGCCGATGGCCTCAAATTCCGTCTTGGCAACAGTAACGGCAGCAGACCTAAGAGCAGGGCAAACAGACCTTGCTCGACAGTATTTGCAGGCATCTTCGCTTGCTGTTCTTGGGGCATCTGGCTTGGTTGCTGCGCTGGCGATGTCATAGAGTTTGTCCTTCCAATCCATTAGGTCTTGATAGTTGCAGGCCCATTGCTTCCAGCCACCGGCCTCTGGCTGATAGATGGCAAGACGCACATTGATCGTTGGCGGGGCTTTGAGGTGAATGGCTGCACCCAAGGCATAGGTCATCAGTTGCGGATTCCATTCGGGGTCAACATTGACCCGACCCGTTTTAAGGTCTGCTATGACGATTTCACCTCCCCCTGTGCCAACGTAGTCAGCCGTACCGCCAAGCGACTCATGGATCGTTTTAAGGGCATCCGTGACGCTTAATTCAATGTACTCACGTTTAATGTTCTGGGTGAAGTCATCTAGCGCCTTGACGTAGGTCTTGGCTACCTCGACCAACTCAGGATCAGCGCCCTCCGGCAAATCACGTCCAGCCAGCAGGTGTTCGCTCAACTCATGGATGATTGTGCCCCGCATGGCTGCTGCGCTTGCTGGCTCTGGCGGCATGGCTTCTTCAGCCAAGACCGAGCCGGGGCAGAGGCTTGCACGTTGGATGCGGCTGGCGCTGATGAGCGCATGGGTTCTTGTTTCGTGCTTAGTCATTTTCAAACACCTCATCAATTTTTGCGTTGAGTGCTTGAATCATCCTTGCATCGTTGTTGACGATAGTGACCAGTTCCCTGATCTTGGTTTCGAGGATGCCCTGCAAGAAGTACATACGCATGGGATCGTCTTTGGTGTAGTGGCGTGTCATTGCGTTACAGGTATCGATGATTTCTTGAGCGTTAAGCACTTTTTTCTCCGTTAAAAATTGTTCCTCAAGGCAGACTGTTTCATACCATTGCTGGTGACACATCATGCCCTCCAGATGAACAGGTCAAGTAGCAAGGTTATGATGATAGCAGACAGCAATACCACCCGCCAAGCGATGCCGATGAAAGTCATCTCAGGCTTGAACTCAAAGATGTCGTGTTTCATTCGTTTACTCCGTTAGTTGCGTTGATGGGGGCTTGCGCCCCCGGTTGAGTTAAGCGGGGCAACCAGCCATCCACCAGCGGGCCACGGTAATAGCGCGAGCGCGATCTTCGCTGTTATCGAAAACGCAATCGCCACTCACAAAAACTTGATAGTTGCGGAGATCATCGCAATACTGCTCAACGATCACAACACGCTGACCAGCTTCGTTGGTCATGCGACCGATGACGCGCTCACCTTGATCGGCGGGGTAATCAACTGCACCGACATCGCCACGATCAAAGCCGTCCCAGCGGCTGTTATCGGGCTGGCTTGCCAGATGTTCTTCGTATTGGTTTGTAAACATTTTCGTTTCTCCGTTAGTTCGTTGTTGCGATGTGGTAATTGTATCAAGTTTGTGCTACCTGTCAACATCTTTTTTCATTGTTTTTTCTAAAATGTTTTTATGACCCCATAAGAAAAAACTATAAACTCATTGTCGCAAGGTCATGCTATGCTTATGGGGCGCTTGGCAGCGTTTAGCAGTAGGTTCTGATCCCAGCCCTGCCGGAACTGCTCCGGTCTGCCAACTCCCAGCCGCTACTGGGGGAGGGCTGGGTTCAGAGCCTTTTTTACAAGGACAAAAAGATGCAACAAGCAACAGCGGCTCTGTCGGTTGAGGTGGTCAGCCGGATAGCGAGCGCCTGCATTAACGCAAGGTTTTGCGGGTTCAAGACGGTGATGGGGGACGATGGGCGCTGGAGGAAGATTCCACTCAAGCCCAACGGTCAGGCGGGGATAGGTAAGACTGATGCCGAATTTATCCCTTGGAACGGTTCACTTCCATCAGGCGCATCCCATTGGGGGATCGTCATGCAGCAGCCCACCTACGACACATTTAACCAGTTCGTGCTGACGGTACTGGATATTGATACCAAGAACTCATCTGCCCCGGAGGATGTGCGTCTGTCAAGGCTAGTGGGAGCCGCCAAGAAATACGGCTTTTTGGTCGAGGACAGTCATTCCGGCAAGGGCAAGCACATCATTTTCCTCGCAGAACCCGATGACACCTTGCCCCCCAAGGTCTATGTTAATGAGGGTCAGGAAGTCGAGATATTCGGGCACAGCGCCAGCCACGGCAAGAGCGTGATGCTCACTGGCACGAACATTGTTGGCAACGTTTTAGAGCGTTCCGGCGTGAATGTCAGGGACTTGCTGATCGAGGCTGGCATCAACCCTGACGCAAAGCCGCCTAAGCAGGAAACAGAGCGCCCGGTAAGCCATTCTAAGATGCCCCAGAGCGCCTCGGACAACATGATTAGGGCTAGGGATGCCCTGCGCTTTATAACGCTCCAGAGGGGCGATTATGACCATTGGACGCAAATCGGCATGGCGTTGCAGGCTGAGTTTGGGGATGCCGGGTTTGCGATCTATGATGAATGGTCATCTACCCAGTACGACTATGAGGGGACTGATGCCCTATCCCGCAAGTGGAAGTCATTTGACGCTGGCGGCGGTATAGGCATCGGGACGCTGTTTCATGAAGCCAAGGAGCATGGCTGGCATCCACCCGCCAGAGCGCAGATTGAGCGCACCACGGCAGAGCAGGACTTTGCCAGCTTCATTGAGCGCAATGTTGACCTTGATACCGGCGAGATTCTGCCCGACAAGGCTGATGAGGTTGCCGAGGAATTGTTCTGGAAACCGAGGGATTTGGGGCTGGGGAACCCAAAGGGCATTAACTACCTGCTTGGGGGCTTCTTGGCTGAATCCTTTGCGGTTATTTCCGGTCAGCCGGGTATCGGCAAGACAACGGCAATGGTTCCGCTGACCTTGGCGGCTGCTGGCTTTGATCTGGGTTGCATGACCACCAAGGAACCAAGGCACATCATTTATGTGTCCGAGGACGGGGATCAGGTTATCCGCATCTTGGAGGGCATTACCCGGTTTGAGGATGTTGATGCCAAAAATGTTGCCGAGGTATTTCACCTGATTGACGCAAAGCGGGTTACAGCCATTGATTTGGTCAAGCTGGCTCAGAATGTCGCCCTGTGGACTATTGATGGGGTTAAGCCTTGGGTGGTGCTGGACACCGCCAGCGCCACGATGCAGCTAGAAAATGAGAACAACAACAGCGAGATCAGCGGGTTTGTTTCGATGCTGAAAGAAACCATCTATACCCAGATGGGGGCTTCTGTTGCGATCATTACCCATCAGGCAAAGGCTGATGGACGCGGTAATGAGGACGCTACCGCTAGGGGTGGCAGCGCATGGGAGGGTGATGCCACGGTCACGGCAAGCCTCTTTATGGAGGGTGATGAGAGGTTTCTTAAGCTGCGGAAAACCCGGTACGAACCTGACTTTAGGGAGATAAAGTTATCCACAAGGTCGGAGATTATTCCTGTTGTGGACAAGTTTGGCGAGATGCAGGACTTGAATTTGCTGTGGACAATTCCAGTTGAATCTGATGCCGATGTGCGAAAAATTGAGCGAATTGAGCGCGAAAAAGAGGTGAAGTCAGACCGCATGAAGGCGCTGATTGATGAGGCTCATACGGGCTTTTTGGCGTATGTCAGGGGCTTCAAAAACCCGGTCATCAGGGTCGGCAAGGGTGGCAGTCATGTGCCACCGGAGGGGGCAACTTTGGTGTCAATTGGTGAGTATTTGGATCAGTCAGGGATAGCTGGGATACGCAAAACCGACACCAAGAGATCGGTGCAAACTGCCCTGCTGAAGATGCTTGGCGCTGATAAGTTACAGGGCTTCTTTCCAATGACCCCAAAGGGGACATTGGAGTGAAGGGACATTGGGGGACATTGATGACGATTTCCAATGACCCCACCCCCCCCTTATGGGGGGTGGGGGTCGTTGGAAATTCAGTCTGGCGGGGTCTTTGGGGTCATTGAAAAAGGTTTTAGGTGATTTATGGATAAATTGCTTGAGGATTGGAAGTCGTGTTTTGGGTGCGAATACTCTAAGTTAGTCGATACTAACATCATCGTTCACCGCGATAGGTGGGACAGCATGAAGCGGTCACTTGGGGTTTCGGTTTACCCAGAAATCGACAAGGCTGAACATCGTGGCAACTGGGTGGTCATTCCAGACAAGACTAGGATTTGCAGGTACGATGAAAACTGGTGTATGCCAGACGATGTGTTTCACCATTGCCCTTGGCACGGCAAGGAACTGGTTGAGGAAGAACCGTGGTGGCAATAGTTCGCAGAAAGCGCACCGAGCAAAGGGAGCAAATTAGATTTGTCCAATACATTCGGACATTTAGGCCAGACATTTTGATCGCCAGCATCCCAAACGGCGCAGGAGTTTCGAGCCATCAGCGCATAAAATTGACGCAGGAAGGGATGCTGGCAGGGATGCCGGATTTAATCTTGCTCATGGAGGGGTCTAAAACGCTCTTTATCGAATTTAAGCGGCCTGATGGTAGGGGAGCTACCAGCGAGGTACAAAAAACGCTCCATGAGCGATTAAAGCGATTTGGGTTTGAGGTGTTTGTGGCAACAACTTGTGAGGACGCATTAGGGTTTCTACTTAGATGCTCAAATGGATTGCAAAGTTGAAAAAGAAATGGCAAAATTCATGCGCGACAGTTGCCCTTAATGGGGATGCTTGCATCCCCACTTTTTTAGGATTAAGCCATGCAAGGACTACTCGGCTCGGACATTCAAATCGTTATTGCTGATTCAGCGGAGCCTGAACTTGATGCGGATGAACTTGCAAAGAACCGCGATCATGTGAAGGCGCATTGGATGTTTGGGCCGGAAAAGACTCAGCAGCCAAATACCGAGTATTGGCGCAAGATTGCAACGGTCTGGCGTATCGCACCGGATCAGGCTCGGCGCAACCTGTGTGCAAACTGTGAATACTTTAACGACAGCCCGGATATGTTGGCTCAGATGGAGTCGATCCCCGAAGATGCCTACGATAAGGACGGCGGCGGCAGGGGCTTTTGTCAGAAGTTTGACTTTATTTGCCATAACTTGAGGACTTGTCAGGCATGGGAGCGCGCTTGCCAGCCTGAAGCTGAAGGCGAAGATTACTCAAACGGAGAAGAAGATGGGAACAACGAATCAGCATCAGATGTCGAGTAAGCAGGCTAAAAAAACCGCCGAGGAAGCGCGTAAACGCGCCGAGCAAAACGGTTGGCAGTCTATGGCCTACAAGTTTTCCAAACCGAAGGGCAAAAAATGAAGATGACTAAAGCTGGCAAGGCCAAAGTCGCCACGGTCATGCACGAATTTGGCAAGGGCGAACTTCACTCAGGCAAAGGCGGCAATGTGGTCAAGAACCCAAAGCAAGCCGTTGCGATTGCAATTTCCGAGGCTGCTAAGAAAATGGGCAGGTATAAGGGCAAATGATTAAGAGAGGCAAAGAATCTTTTGCTGGCTATAACCAGCCCAAACGGACTCCGAGCCATCCGACTAAGAGCCATGCTGTTTTGGCTAAATCAGGTGACGATGTAAAGCTGATCCGCTTTGGTCAGCAAGGCGTAAGCGGCTCACCAAGGCGTGAGGGTGAATCAGTAGCAGACAAGAATCGCCGGGAAAGTTTCAAGGCCCGTCATGCCGAGAATATCGCCAAGGGCAAGATGTCTGCGGCGTACTGGGCTAATAAAGTGAAGTGGTGAGATCATGGACGGACTGCTTGGGCCATATATAGGAAATCCAAATCTTCAGCGGCAAGCTGCAAGGGCCAGAGCGTTGGCTAAGCAGAGAGATGTAAATTTACTTGCTGATCCAAAAACATACGCAGTTGTTGAAGGTCTTTTAGGAACTCCACCAGATAAACTTGGTTTTAGTGTTTTGCATCCTAAATATCAGGAAATTATGCAAGTTGCTGATCCTGCTTTTGCAGCAGGAACATTGCTAGGAATATCACCATTATTGGGTGCAACGCAAAAATTAAAAACAGCTAAAAATAGTTTACTAGATACATTACCAAGAGGCGAAATTTATGAAACAGCACAACAAGGGCCATTCTACCGAGTCGCTAAAAAAGGTGAAGGAGACATTGGCAGCTTTACAAAAGGAATACGGGAACAAGGACAAGAGTATTCCACCACCGACAGCGGAAGAATTGGAGGAAATGTTCCAGCAAGATTATCGAATGATGCGATCAAAGCGGAGTTAAACAATCCTAGCAATTTTGTAAGGCAATCAGCTAATCAATATACAGAATCGGCTATTGGCAAATCGTATGAAACTCCAAACATACCTGAAAGTTCGCTTGCAAAGCAATCAGGTATTGGTCGTGTATTTGAATTGGCATTAGAAGGATCGCCAGAATACAAGAAAGCTGTTTTTGATTCCTATGTTAAGCAGATGCCAGAAGTCATTGAAAAAAGCGGAGCCAAAAATTACGATGACTTAATGGAAAAAGCATATTTGCAATTGTCTAAGGAAACTGAGCAACAATTTAATAGCCTTCCGGTAAGTCTGTCTTTTCACAAAGGCGGCGAAGGACAATATGCAAGCAGCAATGAAATGTTGCAAGACATATTTGGAAATAAACATTTATATGTTTACCAAGGTGGAAATCCACACGATTTTCTAAATAAAGTTGATAAACGAACTGGCTTAAATTCAAATGAAATGTTTAGGGCAACCCATGACTTTTATGGACATGGAGTACAAGGAAACCAATTCGGGCCAAAGGGTGAAGAAGTAGCATTTGCTGTACATGGCAATATGTATTCACCATTAGCAAAAATTGCAATGACTAGCGAAACACGCGGTCAAAATAGTTTTGTAAATTACACGCCTATCAATGCCGATCTTAAAGCACAAATCAACAAGTTCAACGAAGAAATTTATTACGCAAAACGCAGAGGCGATGTTGACGCTGTAAATACGTTTGAAAAAGCAAAACAAGATGCTTTTCAAGGTTTTCAGTTTGCACCACAAAAATCTGTTTTGCTTCCTGCCGAATACACAAAAACAGACTTTCAAGGCGGTATTCCTGACTATATATCGCCATTGATAAAACCAAAAACTGGCACTACTACTGAATCAGCATTAACTCATTACAGTACACAACCAAATTTAATTGAAACAGACCCTACTAAATATGGTACTGGAATTAAAGGCGAAGAATTTGAAAGATTGTCTTATACGCCCGGAGCAGTTACTGAAAGAACATATTTTTATGCTGGAGAACCGGGGTCAATGAGGCCGGAAATGGGATTGGGGCCATATAGATATAGGGGACAATCATCAAATTTATATGATGTATCAAAAGACCCATTAAATTTTCGTACATTAGCCAGCGAGTCAAATCGTACCCCTTGGACTTCACAAGTCAATCCGGGTCTTTCAGGCGGTGGATTTACAGATGTCGAAAGAATTGTTAAAGAGTATGGGTATGAAGGATTATTAAATCCAGATTTGTCACTACCAACTGCAATCATGTATAGGCCAACTCCAGTAAAACTTGGTGGATTTTTACCATTTGGATTGTTACAAGACGGATTGCTTTCAGACGAAGAAAAAAGAAAAGAATTAAAAAGTTTACTAGAATACTAATGTTATTAACTTGAACAACCCAATAGGGATTCAAAATGGAAGAAGTTGAACAACCAAAACCAAGGGGCGGCGCTAGAGAGGGCGCTGGTCGTCCGAAGGGTAGCCTTGACAAAGGTAATGCCCAAATCCGCGAAATGATCGTTACCGCCCTCAACAACGTTGGCGGCGTTGAGTACCTCGAAAAGAAAGCAGAGACACATCCCCAAGCGTTTTTATCGCTCATTGGCAAAGTCATGCCTACTCAGGTCACAGGCGTTGACGGTAAAGACATCAATGTTTCTATCAAATGGATGAAATCATAGAGATACCTTACGCTCCGAGGGATCAGCAGACTCAAATCCACGATCTGCTTGATTCAAAGCGTTTCTGCGTTGTTGTGGCCCATCGGCGTATGGGCAAGACGGTTTCAGCGATTAACCATCTCATCAAGGACGCAATCCTGAACGACAAGGAAGCACCTGTATATGCGTACATAGCCCCGACCTACGGGCAGGCAAAGCGGGTTGCTTGGGACTACCTGCTGAAGTACACCAGACCGCTTGGCGGCAAGCAGAACATCTCCGAGTTAAGGGTCGATTTCTGGGGGCGGCGCATCCAGCTTTACGGCTCAGACAATCCAGAGACATTACGGGGCCAATACTTTGATGGCGTGATTCTGGATGAGATTGGCGATCAGAACCCCAAAATCTGGACAGACATCATTCGTCCGGCACTAGCTGACAGGATGGGCTGGTGTCTGTTTATCGGCACTCCAAAGGGCCATAACCACTTCAAGGAATTGAGGGATAGGGCTAAGACGGAGGATAACTGGGGGCTGATTGAGTTTAAGGCATCGGAAACCGGGATTGTCAACCCGCAGGAACTTGCCGCAGCTAGGAACGAAATGGGCGATGACAAGTATCGCCAAGAGTTTGAATGTTCATTTGACGCTGCAATTGAGGGGTCTTACTACGGCAAGATTCTGAATGACCTAGAAAGCCAGAACAGGTTTGGCGAGATTCCGAGGGATGACCTATGCCGCACATTTACCGCTTGGGACTTGGGCATAGGCGACTCGACTTCAATCTGGGTAGCCCAATTGATAGGTCAGGAAATCAGGCTAATTGATTATTACGAAAATCACGGTGTCGGGCTTGATAACTACGTCAAGTGGATTATCGACAACGACTACCAAAAAGCCACCCACATCCTGCCGCATGACGTTCAGGTGCGGGAATTGGGGTCAGGAAAGAGCAGGCTAGAGATGCTTGAATCTGCCGGATTGCAGGTCAAGGTGGCCCCAAGGATGGGGGTAGATGACGGCATCCAAGCCGTTAGGCGTATATTGCCCCGGTGCTGGTTTAAGGTTCCAAATACGGAAATTGGCTTAAATTGCCTGAAAAACTATCGCCGGGATTTTGACGAAAACCGCAAGATATTCTATGAGCGTCCGTTGCACGATTGGTCAAGCCACGGCGCTGACGCATTTAGATACCTAGCAATTGGCTTGGATGAACATAACTCATCTTGGTCAAAACCGATTAACCAGCCTCCGAAATGGGTGATCTAATGTTCCTGATTCCACAAGGTCAAAATCCGAATCAAAAGATTGCTATGCTCGAAAAAAGGGTAGAGTATTTGGAAAAAACCCTGTTGGGCTTACAATCCGAACAAAAGCCCCGTATTGGTCGGCCTCCGAAAAAGGTGCAGAATGAGCCAAATCAGCCTGAAGTCAGCAGTACAAGCAGCGATTGACGATTCCATCGGGTACGTTGAAAGCGAAACCGTTGATGCGCGGAAAACCGCGCTTCAATACTATTTGCGCCAGCCTCTAGGCAACGAGGTAGAGGGGCGCAGTCAAGTAGTCACAGGCGAGGTAGCAGAGGCCATTGACGGCGCATTGCCAGCCCTGCTGCGTATCTTTACCGGATCAGATCATGTCGTTACCGCAAATCCAACTGGCCCCGGTGACGAAGCTGGCGCAAAGCAGGCAACCGACTACCTGAACTATATCTTTCTAAAAGATAACCCCGGCGTGACCATCATGCGGGATTGGTTCTTTGATGCCCTGCTGCAAAAGAACGGCATCGTCAAAGCCTACTGGGAGGACAAGGAAGATATTTCGAGGGAGGAATATCAGGGTCTGACCGATGACGAAATGGCGATGATGTTGCAGGACGAGGAAATCGAAGTGGTTTCCCAAGATGTTCGCCAGATTCCTGTCGTTGACGCATCTACCGCAGACACAATCAAGGCTGCTGGCGGCGTTGTCCCGACAATCAATCTCAACGATGTCAAGGTCAAGAA